ATCTGAACAAATCTCACAAGTTTCAGAAGTCTGAGATCTGAGAAAAGTAGTACAGGGGGGAATACAGAGTAAAAAATACATGATGAGAAACAATACTCCTCATGTAATTCGATGATACTCTTCAGCTCATGAGATCTCAGATATCAGATGGCCTCGCTTCGCTCGGCGCGGCGCGTAAGCGCCGCAATCAGACTGCAATATCTGATACAATCTGATACAATCTGATACAATCTGATACAATCTGATACAAACAGATACAAACTCTATCAGACTTCTGTATTCTCATCAAATCTGTACCAGATTTCATCTGATATTTTTAGCGCGCCGCAATTAGACTACAATATCTTAAATAAATATTATAAAACTCTATCTGATTTATACTATTTATCTCATTCTTCTTTTATCCCATTTATTTTACCCACCCGCAACCGCGCGTCTAAACATTTATTGGTAGAGAGGGCACGTATCAACTGCTACTTAACTCTTAAAAAGATCCAATATAAATATTCTCCTTCATGCATATAATTAATATTACTTATATACTTATTGATTTCATGTGTCATCTCAGATCTTCTATAGAGTATATTCATTGATTCATCTATTTCATCTAAAAATGAGCTGTTAAATATCCATAGATTGTCGTCACAATTACCACTTGAATGTCTAAACGCAATATTAAATTTAGAATAATCTATATTCATATCTGTTATCCTAGTATTAAATTTCAAATCGAATCGAGTATTGATAATAAGATCATAACTATATCCCATTTCATATTGAATCTTCTTTATAGTATCTACCGAGTGTTTATGAAATAATATTTGTCTGTTCCAACTAGTGTCTATATACCTTTCAGATATTGGAAGGGTTGACATACTCAGTGGATTATAATCTTCTATTAAGGATTCTAATAATGGGCTCTCATATGTAAACAATAATATATCTATAAGATACCCCTGTGAAATTAATGGATTTATAATATACTCCCTATAATTATCTAAACTATCTCTATAATCAGTACGGATCCTATTATGTACACTTATATCATCGTTACTATAATGTAATCCACGTAAACATATACATGCTCTCATTATATATTAATAAAATATACTACTTAAGTAGTATATTTGTATATAGTTATAAATGAACTCTACCCAAGAACTTACATTCAATATTAGAAATAATATTGCATGTATATTTGCTAAATATGGCGATGGTGAGTTATCTGCTGCGACATTTCAAAATGGTTATAATTGTGATGGCACACCATATACCTATAACCTTGGTACTAAATTAAAAGAATCTTTGAAATATATAGTTAAACAACCAAACAATATGATTGGTAAATGGCCTGTAGAAAGAGTATATAATTATTGGCAAAGTCTAGTAGATACACCAATAAATTATGTAGATTATCATACTGTCTTAAATGATACAGAATCTATAAATAATACTGATAAGCTGGAATTACTTAAGTCTATAAAGGAAAGCACCAGGAAAAAGATATATATAGCAAACCCCCTGTTAAAAAGGTCAAAAATATTACTAAATATTGATCTTCATATTGAAGTAGGATTTTCAAACTGGTTTGAAACAGACTATGAAAGAGTGTATAAAACTGTATGTTCTATGATTGAATCTGATACTAATACTTTAATAATAATATCTGCAGGGATCGGAGCTAAACCACTTATAGCAGATTTACATAAACTTTATCCTAATGCTATTTATATTGATGTTGGTAGTGCTCTAGATACATTATGTACTAAGAAGGATTCGCGCGGTTGTACTCCAGACTATACTATTTTATGTGATTATTACAACCCTATTCTACCAGATAATTGGGAATCTGAAGAATATAACTCATTATTTATAGAAGCAATAAATATGCTGGGTAAACATCTGCCTAAATAGGCTCTCTATATTTTCACTATGATGAAAGTAAATATTAAAGGCGATGATATTTATAAAGAGGTTATTGATTTATATGAATATAGATCAGTAGACAATGTTATTACTTATGATATTTCCTCAGACTATTATAATTGGGACGTATATACTCATATCCATGATTCGGATAATAAAATTTACGTATTGGTTATAGATTGTACATACCATGATGCATTTTGTCATTGGGTATATGAAAGTGCCATATACTTACCATTATTCAACATATTAAAGAATAAATATCCTAATATAAAACTGCATTTAAAAGGCTATAAAAAATATAAAGAACTATTCTGTACTCATTTTAATATAGTTAGCGCCGATATACTATATCAGCTACCATCTAATAATTGCTGTATATTCCCTTTACCGATATCATGTTTAAATAATAAAGATATATGTAATAATTACAAAGCTCAAGTTTATAAGTTCATTAACCACTTTAAAAATAACAGTGCTGTAAAGACAATATTTATTTTATTAATGCCTCGTCAAGTAAAAGAAAATTATAAAGGAAATGATAGAGTATACTACACGGGCGATATAGAAACAAACATACAGCATTATGATGATAGCTACATATTAAATACTGATGAGGTAGTAGTATTATCTGATCAAATCAACATTGTTAATAATAGTAAAAATATAATATTAACTGCGGGTTCCCCCTATTTTGTTAATGGAATCTTTACTAATAACTCCACAATTATTGTTCTAGATGATCTTATTATATCTCAAATAAATGAATTTAAAAAAATGGGTTTTTTACATAATATAATATCAACTAATAATACAGTGCACATAGTACCTAGGGAATCACCTTTTAGGTTTAATAATATTAAACATCTTTTATTGTAGAATTGTCTAATCCCACATTACTCATCTGAAAACAATATGTAGGATCAGACCAGTAGTATTTAAACTCGAGATTACTTTTGAATAATTCAGAAAAATAATAATCAATCGGAATATAGTAGTCAGTATTTTTACGATAGTAGTTCAATAGTTTTTTTACCCCTGTCATAGATATGATATGAGAGTCGGTGCATCGCGTACCTAATCTTCTTTCAAGGCGGATTGTATCATTGGCTGTAGTTATATCTTCCATATAGCCTTGTTGCCACATATTTCGTTTATCATTTTCCCCATTATGCCCATCTTGTCCAAAATGCACTGCATCCCATTTTCCATAATTATCTTTAAGAAGCCTTATAAGATTTGGCAACTCATTGAAATTAGATTTTATATCCACATCGCTCTCAAATATTATGAAAATCCCATCATCAAACGAGCGTTCAATGTCCTCCAAATTATATAAGTAATTTAGAATCAAAGAAAGATCTGATTTTCTTTGATATTTATCTTTGCACCATGGTATATAATTACATATAGAGGTTCTCACATGTTTATTATATATATCGTCTGTAATAGTATGTTTATAACATTTACAATCAAACTTTATTATACTACGATCTAAACCTATTTTATCTATCATTTTATTTAGACGGTCAAATCTGGTAGGTTCAAACTCATTGCTGCATATGAATCGTATTTGAGATACGTCTAATTGCATACTACTATATCTATTTAAAAAGGTTGTTACATTTCTTTATATAATGATATATTTAATAGGAGATAGTCATATTGATCATTATTTTGCAAATTTAGACTTACCTCATGTAAATTGCCATCAGTCTGATGTGACAATGCATCGTATTGGTAGAGATAATACTCTTATAAATTTTAAAGATAAATATAGCTCTCCAAATAGTACATTTGTAATTTTATATGGTGAAATAGATTGTAGATGCCATATATATAAACAAGTACTAATTGGTCGCAACTACAAGGATATTTGTGATTTATTAGTTGCTAATTATTTTACTACCATTTCTAATATGATCAAATGTTATAAGAGTATAGTGATATGTTCGATACCACCACCTGTAAGACTAGAAGATTACTCTTTAAAAAACAATTCTGCGAATGATACGTTTCCAATCTTGGGATCTGATAGTGAACGCATTACATATGTTACATATATGAATTCGTGTATTGAACAGCTCTGTAAAAAATATGGCTATACATATCTATATATAAATGATTATTATAAGAGGGATGATGGATCATTTAATTATGATCTTTCTGATAGGAGTGTACATGTAAGTAAACAATGTAATAAATATATAATAGATCTGTTTAAAGCCTCTATAAATAGTTAATTATATATGAAATTTATACAAGTAGGAAATTCACATCCCAGAAACTCTGAGTTTATGAGGCGTGAATGTAAGAAATATGCGATTGAATATAGTGAAGTATCTGGGCCAGGTTTTCCTGATGATGCATACGATATTATCTGGTCACCTAGTCAATGGATAAATCCAGATCAATACCCTTCTTCTAAATTTATCTTTGGGCCGCAATTTTGGGTACTACCTGATCCCAATCACCTATTTTTTACAGAATCAAAGGCAGAGCATGCAACCCGCTGTATATTTACTTGTTTGAGTAACTGGATTGTTAGTCTATATTCAGAAGTTGTAGATATATCAAAATCTAATATCCCATTCTTACCTTTACCTTTTGGCTTAGATATTCAAGAATCAAAAAAAGATTTGATTGAATATGACTGTCTAGTATACTATAAGGCCCGCCACCCGTCGTTATTAGATTTTGCTAAATTAGTACTTGATGAATCATCTCTTAAATATAAGGTATATTCATATTCTTCATATGATAGAATTGACTATATACAATCTCTAAGAAAGGCTCGATTTGTAATTTGGATAGGATCGCATGAATCCCAAGGATTTGCATTTCAAGAATGCCTTGCAACTGGAACACCAATTTATGTATATGATGTTAAATCTCTAAAGGATGAATGCTCTTCAAATGGCCGTTTTAATTATACAGATTATTCTCTGCCACTAAATGCAACAACTGCATCTCATTGGGATTCACGCTGTGGAATGAAGGTATATTCTAATCAGGAATTCTTAGAGATGTTTTCTGAATTTACCAATAAGCTAGACTCTTTTCGTCCATCAGAATATATTAAAGAAACATTATCTGATGAAGTGTGTTTTAAGAGATTCTTAGATGCTCTACATATTAGATTCTAACATAAAGAGCATCGCCCCACCCCTGATCTGTCATCTTAATAGATACTCTCAGAAATTCCTTCTCCTGCAAAAAGGCATCTAGATGATCTAATGTACTGCAGCCCTTGTAGACTTCCTGGGTATTTACCTCACAGTATAAGGCATCTACGTAAGCAAGATACTCTTCACCGCTACGTAAGACATCTAGCTCCTTTCCCTGAATATCTAAATTCCAGAAATTACAGCCTTCCATTTTAATATTATTGGATTCAATAAATGTTTTTAGCGTCTGAGTGGTAACTTCTCTAGACTCTACCACATGAATATAGGGATATGATGCTTGGTGAGTACCAAATTCAAGAAGACTAGATGACTGCCCATTATTCGTTATATTGAACTTAATAGTCTCCTCCTTATTATTCAGAGCTGCACAAAACACATTTGCTACACCCTTTGACTTCATCTGATCAACCTTCTCCTTAATTGCATCAACCCAGTATATCTTCTGCGGATCTACTTCATTATTTACATAATCGACTAATTCTTCGCACTCATGAGCACCAAGATGAAGAATTCCTGTTGGCTTCCTATTATAGCTTTTAAGAATAAGACAGCATTCGCTGAATGGGATTAACATATACTATTAATTTATATAGATTGTTTAGATAGACCATATGAACATTAGCTATCTCTATGCATTTTTGATGGCCTCAATTGACGCAGTAGTGATGCCACTTCTGAAAGCAAAAAAGCTGGGAATGCTTACGGGCAACTGGATATTCCCTCTAGCAGCCTTATTCTATGCATCACAACCGTTTATCTTCTACAAGTCGCTATCTACAAATTCGATGACTGTGATGAACATTCTGCGAGATGTTATGAGTGACGTTTTAGTTACTGTAGTTGGTATATTCTTTTTCGGCGAGAAACTTACATCTCTACAGTGGGTTGGGTTTTTCCTAGCGATTGTTGGTATAACTCTTCTTGGTTGCTGTGATGATGGGAATGGAGGCACAAAGGATACTAAGTAAAAATAGTACAATGCAATAAGTATATATTTATTCAAGAGAGGATCTAATAGTCATCCTCATCCTCATCATCCTCATCCTCATTCTGATTAAAGAACATGTGGCGACGGGGGCTGCTGCTGCAACCACCGCCAGTGCAAGGGTTGCAGCGCTGAGCCAGGCGAGCAGACCGGCGCTGCTCAACCAGCCTAGGGTACCGAGTGCTAGATGGGATACTGTCAAGGAAGTTGTCCATGGAAGGGGTGAGCACGCGGCGAGCATTCTGCTGCTGTGCCTGCAGATCTGCATGAGAGATCAGAGGAGGCATGTCAGCATACTCATCTACTGCTGCCGAGCTTGCGGTAGGGGGGCGCACAGACGAGACCCTCTCCAGCACATCCAGATTGTCCAGGCCATTACTCACCAGCTCCAGAAGGTGATCGCGGTAGTAGACATCCGAGAGATTATCCACGCTCACAAGGACAGGAGGCATTGCAGGCATATTCAGCTGAACCTGAAAGAAGTTATCCTCATCCATCGTCAGATTCTTCAGTGCCAGATAGACGTGATCGAGAACACGCTGGCGGTAAAGGCCGCTCAGCTTGTGCACCTGCTTCTTAGAATCATGAGAATCCTTATAGAGCAGCTCAAACTCGCCAGTCTCAAAGTTCTTACGAACCTTCATACTGTCGTCAGTAGACGAAGCAGCGCCAGCAGCACGGATAAACAGGATCTCAACAGTGTAGGGGCTAAAGGCAGACATCTCGGGTGTAGTTTTAGGTAGGGCGGGTTAGCCATTCAATTTTAGCACTTTTTAGAAAAAAGTGCGCAAAAAATTGTCAGCTCTTTTTTCTAAAATATGCGCAAGAAGCTTAGCTCTTTTTCTAAAATGTACGCAAGAAGCTTAGCCCTTTTTATAATCTGCGCAAAAATTTTCAGCTCATTTTTGCAGACTTTTTTAGAAAAAGTGTAAAATTGAAGGGTCAAATATAGGAATATAAAGCTAACCCCTATCCTAAATGCCAACACTCAGACGTTCTTCTCGCCTTGCTGCTAAACTGCCTAAGAAGATAAATCAGATCAAGTCACTGCACCCCCCTAGACGTTCTGCTCGTCTTGCAGCTAAGAGGCGAGGTAAGCCAAACACCGCATTCATCAGACACAGGCCCACTGTTCTGGATAATTTGCCAACATTTGTTATAGACTGCCATATCTTTCCTTATCTTGATTATGACTCTCGTATCAATCTGAACCAGTGCTTACCTATCTGGGATAGAGTTCCAACAAAGATGCCAGTCCCGTCTATGATGAAGCACGATATGCATATGCGCATCAAGATTATTCAGGGTATTCTTAACAGAATTGCAGAGGAAGTTTGGGATCCAGCAACATACTCATTCATGACAGTTCTTAAGGGGGAGACTAGAATGGTGGAGATGATTAAACTCTTCAAGTACCTTCAGCAGCCACCATATTTCAAGATTATCAGTCTATTTCCCGCATTTCATACGGCGGTGATGGCAAAGGTAAAAGAGTTAGAGGCTATCCCTCTTGAACACAAAAATACTTACTCTAAAGAGGCTATTGACAAGTTTACTCTTGAGATTACTAAACTAAAGAGTAAGATTGAGAAGGAAAAGGACTTCTTTACAAATGATGCACCCTGCCTAGAACTAATTGAATTTCTCAGATTTGTCTAGCCAACTTAGAAAAAGTAGAATCTCCGCAGTGCATCTGGATCCTGCTTCTTTGAAGCATTATAGTGAGAATTGGGGCTAATCCGGTGATATACGAGTACAGAATCCAGATTATAGAATACCTTTTCTTGTAAAATAAGACGACACCAGAGATCATAGTCATCTAAATTGAATTTATCTGTACAGTGCAGCAGTTCTTTTTTCATTAAGATAGATGAGTTTATCATAGGATTAGCAGTCTTAAACTGAGAGATATCTATGAACCCTGTTGGAATCGGCGGTGATCCAGTCATGGCACCAAAGTACTCACATTTAGTTCCAATCACATCTGGCATTAGTAAATGCATATCACGGACTAAATTCTGCTCCTGGAGTTTCTCAGGGTGCCATATATCATCCACGTCTAAGATAGCCACCCAGGCTCCCTTAGCATCCTTAGCTAGAGCATTCATCGCCTCTGCGCCCCCTTTCACATCAGCATAGTTAATTAGTCTGATCTTAGCCTGTTGATCTGAAGTACATATCGTATCTATTGTGTATCTAGCTATCCTATACGTATCACCGCCGTCAGGACCATGACCATTAACTCCAATCAGAAGTTCCCAGTCAGTAAAGGTCTGATCTAAGACTGAATGGAGTGAATCTGGCAAGTACTCTACACCATTATATAGCCTTATTAAGACACTTATACAAGGCATCACTATATAAGATTTCTTATAGGGGGTTTATGTGGTTCTAGTTTCGCCTCGTCTTAGACTTCTTATTCTTACTTCTATTTCTTCGCCTGGTCTTCTTTCTTTTCCCTCCTGTAGATAACATAGCAGCATTAATGTGATCTATACAATTAGCATATACAGACAAACACTGTGTATCTTTACATTTGTTTACTTCGCTTGTAATTTTTTCCAAGAGGTCTGCATATTTTGCATGATTTTCTACTGTTTTAAGAGTGATTGTTACTAAGTACAAATAACCAATTCTCTCTTTCATTGATCCTATCGTATTAATTTGGATTGTACTATCTCTGGATGACTTCTCAAAGTCGATTAATTTCACATTAAGATCTGCTTCCACCATCACATTCTCTAGAGACAGATCATTATGCATTATACCGCCGGACCACAAGACATTTAGTGCCTCAGTCAAATTCAATAGAATTGTTAGAACCTCCTTATCACTATTACTAGTCTTACTCATGAGTGCTCGATTCACATAATCATATAATGTCTTACCTTCAATAAATTCCATAAGAATAAAGTAGAATTCTTTATCTATATCACCAGAATCATAGATCTTTGGAAAATACTGTGGCTTATTAAGTTTCTTCAGCTCTTTATACATTTCATCCTCCTTTTGTAAAAGTGCATATTTTGTTGTATGATCTCTATCTTCTCTATTTCCCATTTTTAACACGTATTTCACCGAATCCTTTTTAAATATACAGACACCTCTTTTCTTGTCATCCTTCAATATTTTATCGGGTTCAAATATACCATAGTCTCTTAAACTTTTCTTCATATCATTATAGCTTACCACAACAGGTGATTTAATACTCAGTGTCATAGGACTAAGTGAGTTTTCATCATATGAATACGATGAAAGGCTACTAGGCGAGTCCATTCTATTTAAAAGGTAGAAAAGGTTTAGTATGCGAACATCATTGTTCCTCTCCCACCATACACTCTGAATATATTGTATGTCTCAGCAAATGTTCTCACCCAGAAGCGCTCAGCGTAAGAATCTGTAGGATCCCCTGTGATACCATGGAATCCTAGAGCTAAGCTGATCCGCTGTACCTTGTCCAGATTTGCATTACCCAGTGGCATAGAGATCGGATTCAGACCATTCTGACATCCAAAGGGCAAATTATAGTAGTAGCGGTTGATCCAAGGAGCTTTTCTCTGCTCCATAGAAGGCATTAAAGACCTGAACAGGGCCACATTTTCTGTTGAGTACCTATTCAGAGTCTCAGAGTAGTTCAAGGCTAGCCACCTGATTGGTTCTGAGCCGCTCGTCGAAAACCCAGGTCTCAGAGTTTGATAGAATCTGGCATCTAGGCCACTAGCATCTGGCCACCACAAGGAGTAGGGGTTCGTCTGATTCTTAGACAGATCTCTCGTTGCCAAGAAATGTGCATTGAGCGAGGGGGCCTCGTAGCGCTGACAGTAAAAGAAGAGATCTCTCGTCGGATTAGGAATATCTAGGCGGATCTTAGCATAGGTATTTTTGTTTGTATCTTCAGGATTCATTGTGTAATGCTGTACTATAGGCACCTGCAAGTCTGCAATACGGAATCTGTTCGCCTCAGCCTTGTCAAGATAGATGTATTCTACCATCAGATGTGAATCCTGGATTGAGTATGTAGCCGGCATTTGTATATTTGGAAAGGCTATAGTGGGTTCAATATAAGATCTGAAGGGCTCCAGATTTGGCATAATAGTACCTGAAATGTCCTCATAATAGAATTTAGAGTTTATAATAGGCCATAAGGACCCTCCTTCTACATTTATGGCAGGTAGTGCATTTCTAGAGTCTGTATAGTACAAACTGGTTATGGGCTTGAAATTCACTGTGAGACGCACCTCATCAACATTCAAGGCATCTATGGGTAAGACACATCCAGGATCACCTCTGCTAAACCAGAAGGGTAGATGGGTTGTCGTTGTCTGTCCTAATGTGCCACTGTAGCCAAAGGTTTTCTGAGTGAAGCCCGTCTCGGCCCTACATAGTTGTCTGGACTTCTCATTCACCTTTTCCAAGGGGGTCTGGAACTCATCTAGTACTTCCATCAGCTGACCATTGATTGTTTCTACCAAGTTACCCCCAATAGTTATAGAAGCGGAGTCTATTAAGCTGTGACCTAGATTATTAGTCCAGCCAAAGTGCGGACCGGCTAGATCAGTCTGAAAGGTGCCTTCAGCGGGTGTCAATAGATTCAAAGAGATATCTATGATTGAAGGAGGGCTGTAATATGTACCCAGGGTGAGCCACTGAGTTTTTTTAGTTGCTCTGAAGGTGTACGTGAAAGGCTGTCCAGGTGTCAGAGTTGTCAGAATTTGATCTCCAGTACCATACTTATCATCTCGTACCCAGGATAATGTATAGCCATTACTTTGAGCCTGACTAAAGACTGTCATGGTAGGATCAGGCGGCTGGGGTGTGGTAAATGGTTGGATACGCTTGCTTGTTATTTTTATTATAGGTTGTTCTTCTCCTAATGGAACTTCACTATAGCTCCATGTTATACCATCAGGAGATACTAGTACTGTTTTTATATTAGTAACAATATCTGGCCCTGACGCAATGAATTTTGTTCCATTCCATGTTATGCAATTTAAGTTAAAAAAGGCTGAAGGTATTGCACTTATAGGTTGCGACCATGTGACTCCATTAGTTGATGTCGTTATATTATAACGATTATCAGCAAGATCTTCAAATCTACCTACTACAACCCATATATTGCCATTCCAGGCTATATCTTTTGCTTCAGCAAAAACTATATTTGCAGGTGATATAGGGGTTGACCAATTTATACCATCTGTTGATGTTGTTATGTATGCTCTTGTTGGATATGCGCCAAAACTGCCAACTACTACCCACAACTGCCCATTCCAAGCCACTGAATTTCCTATATTTTGATTCACTCTATAATTTTCAATTGTTTCCATCGCAGCTATAGGAGTTAGAGTCCATATTAAACTATTAACTTCAGAGGAAGTAACAATTTGCCCAATATTGTAAGTAACAGTTATACCTTCTGCATCAAGCACTTGCATTTGTATTGTACCAACAGCAACCCATAATTGACCATTCCATACTACCCTAGATAAACTAGAGGTATATCTAACACCAAATTCTGCAGCTGGCGAATTCAATATTCCTTGAATAATTGGTGTGATTGGTATAACAGGAAAGATTGGGTCTGACCAAGTTTGCCCATCAGTTGAAACTAAAATAGGTCCATTTAAAAAAATTCCCCAGTTACGTTTTTGAAAGTTACCAACCGTAACCCATTCTGTCCCGTTAAACGCAATTCCAACTCCACTACCAGACTTGTTATCTGTAAAAGGTTGAATAGACCAATCAATACCGTTTGTAGAAGTCATTATACTCTGTGAATTGTATAAAATCAGTCCAACTATGTATACACGTGAATTAATTACAGCAATCTGTGAAAAAGCTGCAAAATTTAGAACTCCATTTAAATTTGTTGGAGTAGTCCAGTTTAACCCGTCTGTTGATGAAGTAAGTGTTCCTAGATTTATATTAGTCAAATTTACATTGGTATTATCTGACCATACTGTATTGTGTGCGCCAGCTAACCATTTATTTGTGTTAGGATTCCATACCACTGTTCGCGTAGTGCCAATTACAGCATCCGATGGGTGCACAGGCTTCGCGAAATTAATACCATATGTGAAACTGGTAACATTACCTACTGCGGTTCCTAGGGTATTTACCCAGTTACCTGAAGCTACCCATGCGGTGCCATTCCACGTTGCTGCAGATCCAGTATTTGCAGTGCCTGTGGCCAATGGATGCTTAGTAGGTGCAGTCCATGACAGTCCATCAATTGATGCGCTAATTGTCATACCATTCCATGCACCCATTGCTACAAATTGTGTGCCATTCCATGTTACTGAGTTAGCTATATTTGTTGAAGATGATTCTATACCTGGAGGGTTAAATGGTTGCTGCCATGTGATACCATCATTCGAATAGCACAATGTAGCATATGTAGAATCTAGAAGTACCCATCTGCCCACTGCGATATATGCTGATAGTTCACCATTCAGACCATTCCAAGCAACGCCGCTAGCTAGTTGAACTTTTGTAAGGTCAACCTCTTCAGGGGTAATAAATGCATTAAATGTTATTGCACCACTTCCACTAGCAATAGTTATACTCGCCAGACTTTCATTTCTTGAAGACGCGTTAATTAAAAATGAGCCTCCAAGAATATATACATTTTCAATTGCACTTGCTGTTATAGAATATCCTGTACCACTTGTTGTGCCTGTTAAGAATACAGGTGAATCAAATGAGGTACCGCCATCATCAACTGAAACTGAAATATAGCCATTAGACCATGATCCTAACACTATGAATCGGTCCAGATAAGAATCAAAGATGATATTTTGTGCATAACCAGTTCTAAGCTCATCTGAAAAAGACCAGTCGCTGTAAAACTGCGGTGATAAATTATTAGAATATACAATTGAATTACCTAGTGGATTTTCAAACGTCCTCCAATATCCAACCACTACCCATCTTGACCCATTTGATGCAGCAGCATATGCTCGTGAATGTACCCTTGTGAGATCTGCAGGATAAATAGGGGGGCTCCATGTAATAGCGTCAGTTGATAGTGAAATAGTACCAATTAGTACTTCAGCAGGATCGATCCATTCACCTAATATGATATAAGAGTCTACTGAATTGCTAGATGCATATGAAATCCCATAAATATTTACTGTATCCGTAAGAATTTGTGTAGGGCGTACTATATTTATCCACTTAAAATCCAAAGTAGTTCCTGATGCCTTTGATAAACTGCCCGTTGTCAAATCATTCAGATCCCATAAACCCCCTACTACCATCTCAGTAGGACTCAGGCCAATTGTATATGCTATACCCGTGCTGGTATTTAGAGGATTTATTGCGGCTAGCCAACTTATTCCATCTTGTGAAAAGGAAATGGTACCAGTTGTCCATTTGCCCGCTGCAACCCACACAGACCCAGTCCACGCCAGATCATTTGTAATGGGGTACGGAAATCCTATTACAGTTCCTGCAGGATCTGTTGGAAATCCCCATGTGATACCACCATCTGCAGAATAAATTAGTGAGCCAAGGTAATTTGTATTAGGGCTATACTGATAGAACTGTCCACCTATTACAATATTTAATCCATTTACTGCTATACAAGTTGCTTTTCCTGAATTAACTGGTAGGGTATTCGTAAATAAAGCGAGGCCTTCATTTGGATCATTAACAATAATATCGATAGAACTAAAGGATCCGACTTTTGGACCATTTTGAAACTCTAGAAAATATGCTTCACCATATTTCGCTAAAGCGGCTAAATGCTGAGTATTTAAGTTACTGGCAATGGTTGAAAAATTATTTATTGCCTGATATAAAGAATACCATGACCCATCTTCAGCCTCTATTTCGCTGGAGACATTTGTAAAACTAGGATCTATGCCAATTGCAGTATTATATGCCGTATTTACTTGGTCTATTGCCGTGTAAAATATACCACCTACATTTACACTTGCCTTTAGAGGGGTTAATAAATTTATAGTTTCAATTTCAAGTGTTGTAGCATCATTGAACCTAACTGTTGTTGTAGGCAGTTCCGAAAAATCTTTAGTAAAATCTTGAATTTTAGTTGATAGAGATGGAATATTTGATAGTGGTAAGACAAAATTATAGTATGTTTGTGTTGATGAAACCATTCTAGTAAATTGTGTGTCAAGATTTACATTATTATTTTTCAATGGAATTAGTAAATCTATAAATGATTGGATAGATGAACTGTATATTGTTAAATTAAATATTATGGCTTGTAAGTATGATAATAGATTTGTATAATCACAATTTGGACTATTTGAATTACATCCTGTAATATTCTGAACTTCGGGGTTTATAAAAACAGTATATACATTACTAATACCATTAGGATCACTACCACCAGTTGCATAATTATTTAATAAATTTACATCAGCATACCACAAATCTAATATATCACTATATGCTGTTAAATCTGCAAAAAATGTGGTAGTCGTTCCAAAAATATATGCTGGTGTAGTTATAAACGTCGGCTGAGTCCATGTGATTCCATCCGTTGAGGTGGTTATAATGCCTGATACTCCAGTAATGCTATCTTTCCACACTCCAACTGCTATCCATTTACTAATACTTGGATTCCAAATAACAGAATTGCCGCCAATATTAGAAATATCTAGTATTATACCAGGAGGGTTAAATCCTCGCACCCAGCTCAATCCATCACTAGAATAGGATATGCTCCCAAGAAAACCGAATACACCATCTACCACACCAAATAAATATCCAACTGATACATACTGTGTACCGTTGTAAGCTATACGACGAGATACATTGAATCCAGGGTCTATAATTGTCTGTGTAGTATTTTCTATGATAATACTTTTAATTTTTGATGAATAACTTCCTGTTGCTATATACTGAGAGCCATTATAAGCTATGTCACTCATTTCTAATGAACTAAATCCAGTAAATTCAGGTGAATTTTTCCATTCTCTGCCATTATATGAGTATATAAAACCTAATATGTCGCCATTAGGACTGGGAATAGAGCCGCCAATACACGCAATTAAAAATGTATCTGTATTCAACTCAGTAAATTGAGGATTCTTTAGAGCTACATCCGTCAAAAGAAAGGTGGTAATTGCAGTTGTAGCAGTCGTATTAGGAGGCAGAGATAAGGTTAGAGTGTATATAGCATCTATATTCAGATCATCCAGTTGATAGCCGCTGAAGTTAGCCAGACCATAGTCAGGTACAGGATATATTGGCATGCCAATCTTGGGGAAATACAGATTTATCTTTTGAATATACGATTCTCCTTCAAAAAGTCTGATCTGTGTGTAGTTAGAATTAGCTAATCTGATCGGCTTTCGCGAGTAATAAGCCTTCCTTTGAATGGTGGCAATATCTGGCATCTGAGTGACTAGATAGATGCGACCAATCATCTCACCCTTCGTCGGCAATCTGATGACAGATGACTTGCCAAAATCTGGAGCCGTATCAAAGTCGATACGTGTCCAATTCGTCGCGTACCTCCCTGCCTTCACCATCACCGTCAAAAAAGATCCCAGGTCTGGTTGCCCCTTCGGAGGCTGTAAACGCTCGTCTTGCATCCCTGTGGATACAATTTTCAATAGACTTGCCACCATCCTATTACTTTACTAGATTCCCTTTGCCTTTATCTGACCGAGTATGGATCCTGCAGAATTCAGTTGTTGAAACGACTGAGTTGACGCAGGCCTTACCCGAGACACATATTGCTGCACATACGTAGACCATGGACTCTCCCTTTCGGCGTTTATTTTGCATCCAGGCCTTACACGACTCGTCAAAGAACTTCGCAGTGAACTCTGAGTTTCCTGCGGACATCTTTGTGTACTAATTCTAAAACTCACAAGTAAGCTCAATTTTAATCAATAAACAGCTTATTGCATATACCATTCTCAAAGCGCAGCCACTGAAACGCAAAGACAAAGACTCTCACTTCCCATTCCGTATCTGTTGTCGTTGCTGTAGGAAGAGGCGGCTTGACTTCCAAGGTCAGCCTCAAGCTGCTGAGACGACTCGCATTGATTGAGCCTGTAGGGTTGTGTTCAGCTGGACTCCTAGCAAAGGAGTAGCCATAGATGAAGGCATCATACGATTGCCTACCCCCCTTGTGCGCCCTAGAGATATGAGATCTGAACCAAGCCTCATCCTGGCTCACAATGTCCATACCATTCCCCTGAAGCTTGCCTGATATCAGAAGAGGCTCTAAGGGGGAGAATACCGGATCATAATCCTTTTCTAGTACTGCCGAGTAGTTGACCCAATCATTATTCTGTACTATAGCAGCCTTCCTTCTCAAGAACCACACGATTTCCTCAATGGGCTGATTTGCTTCTAGAGGGAGCTGAACAGTGATAGAGTCTGAACCTGACTTGTTAACAACGTATTTCAGAGGCTCCGTGAAATCAAACTGCTGAATCTGCCGAAAGGGGCGCTCAAAAGGTTGCCGTAACAGCATTTCACGGTAGGGTCCATCCAAAAAGAGACCATGTGATAAAAGCTGAATCTGCCTCATCCTTGGTGGAACTGGCACTGCATCTACCGTAAAAGGAATCTTACCACGATTCGGAAATCTCAGATCAAATAGTTCCGATGGCTTATTCACCGGTGTATCCTCACAATTCCCCCTAGATCCAGAATTAGATCTGACAACCTCAGAAAAGGCTTTCAGAGTTAATCTGACACGCACTGTCCCATCACGACAGGCAACTAAAGGAAAGGTTGATGTGAGTCTTTCTCTCAACATAGAGAAAGCTAGAGGTATAGTGATCCATGCATCTTCTGTCGGAACCAATGTGGCGCCAGTCAACGCCTTCACTTGACCTAGTGTCTGACGCCCAAGGGCTTCTGAGAGACCCATTGCAGTATTCAGATCTGGAAAGAGTGTGCTGACAACGTTGCAAGCATCACCCGTTATCTTTTCCAAGACCTGGTCATCCACCTCCAGGGTTGCCTCCTTCAGCAATATAGATCCAAGAGCATTCGAATACGTCCATGATGTCTTATCATCTTGAAATTCATTCAGACCAATTCTAAGCCTCTCCCTAACTAAATACGGTAACCAATCTCCTAGCCTTACTTGTACATATAGACCCTGTAGCAAGTCACCAGATGCTGTGTGGGTCAGATCAAATATGAAGGTCTGACCGAATTCTGCCGGCCCTTTGAAGGTGAACTCTCGGAAGACTGTGGAAAAAGGAACTGTGCGAACCCCCTCATCCCGCGTGAATCGTGTTACTGTAGCTGACGTAGGAAACATATTGTAATCTTGATCATCTCTATTAACAAGATCTAGCAAGGTTGTTGCACCGCCACGCGGCTGCTTCGTTCCATACCCATCCTTGGCATTGATATCCATCTACTTACTTCTACGGTGATAGTTTAGATATTGGAGCGTTAGAGCGTTAAAGTGGCTGCGTCTCCCATTCAACAATATCTAAATCTACAATCTCTTCAAATATCTTCTTATATAATTCTATTACCTCATCAAACGGTAGGCGCTGAACATCTCTCGTCAGATGAGAATAGTCATAAGACAAGATATTGACTAATTCGGTCCCAGTATAGAACTCTAAGGCCTGGGCAATATCTCCACCCTCCCATTCAAAATATAAGGTGGGTAAGTCTGTTCCATTCTTAGGAAGCAAATGCCGATTGAGCTCAGCAATTGCCTCTATTACATCCCACGTCATGTAGCCAAATAACTTTGTCTCATTTAGATATTTGCCTACATCTTCTAGGGTTTCACATCGCTTTTCATAAGCATATTTTAAGGGACTGAACTTGAAAAGAGTTTCAGTATTTACAGAGTTCCAATCAATCTTACACGTTGATGCGTGCTTGCTATTACGAAAAAAACTATATGTACCCATGTTTTCTACTTCTAAATAAGAGCCTAGATCTCACTTTAGACCAGTGCTCCCAAAGCCACCCTCACCCCTAGTGGTATCAGGAAGGGAGTCCACATAGACAACCTTGGAAATATGACCCAGATCAGGCGCCAGAATCTGAAACAGCCTAGTGCCAGCAGCAATATCCCTCCTGGTTTTGCCAACAGTGATAAGAGGCGCCATCAGCTGACCTCGGTAGGTTTTGTCAATGATTCCACGCCCGTTTGCCATCATGAATCCAGTCTTGTAAATGGAAGAACGAGGCTCAAGAGTGAAATGCGACTCCTCAACAATGGTGACCTCATCACCATAGGCAGTCTCCTTAAGAAGGCGTGCCTTTACACCAAGAGGAACTAGGTCAGCATCATCCAGAGGGAGCTGGACCTTAACAACCCTCAGATCGTATCCTGCATTATCAGCAGAAGGAGTCTCTACAGAGCCAACAGGAGGATAATAGGGCTTGCCCTGATCCGTCACTAGAAGCTCAAGAGTATAGGTAGTATGAGCCATCTGGGGTTATGATGATTTTTACGTCACAACATGACTCAATTTTCACAAGTAAAAATTGACCCATGTTTTACACATAGATTTATTACACACAAATGACCAGCTTTACTGATCCTCTTAACACGCAAGACCCTAGCTGCTGCCACCGCAAGGCAGGTAGGACAACCAGGACAAGCCTTGAGATCAGCCTCTTGGAGAATGGACTATATGCTCTCTATGCACTTGTTATGCTTGGAACCTTCAGCATCCTTAATAATACCAATGGAATCTATGTCTGTGTGGGGCTTCTCGTCGTGATTCTGACTAACATGTACATGATCAACCGTGCAATCAAAGAGGATCAGTATGAGGGACATGACAATGATATTGATACTTCTGCCGAGACAGAGTCAGATCATGAGTCTGAGGCAGAGGTAGATTCCGAGGTGGAGAATGCTTCCTCTATTCTGGAGGAGTTTAAGAGGGTTGTGAATGAGACAAATGATGAATACTCTGATCAGATGCAGAATATTATAGGTACTTCAAGTCATGCGGCAGATGAATATGAGCGACTTTCCCGAGAGTACGATAATATTGAGAGGATCATCCAAAACATCGCTGCCGAGTATAGGCAGAAGGCTATTGACGCAAGGGAGGCAGCAGAGGCTAGCAGAGCTGAAGAGTCTGAGGCAGAGGCTAGAGCAGATGCTGCAGATGAGCGAGAGCATAATGAGGACTAATTACAATAAGCTCAGTTGCCAAAAAACAAGCTACCTCTCTGCCCCTCAACCCTATAGAGACCCCATCCAATCGTAGTGGCTCTCAACTTAACCCTTTTTTGTCCCTTAGAATTCGGCAAGGTATCTTTGATATCCATCCACAGAGTAGGCCTATCTGCAGTACTAAAATTCAGTGTACCACTCGGCTTCCTTCTTTCTGGAGCCCTATAGCCAAACCCAGGCCCATACGTGAAAGAAATCCACGAGATACCAATTCCTGGAGACTTCTCGCATTTTGTGTAAGGGGATAAACCATTCCAAATATCAGAACTCCAACTAGACTCTCTCTCCTTACCAGCCACCAAGAGCTTTATATTATTATAATAGTCCAGTGCTCTAGAGGCTGTAGCGACGTTTACAGTATTTGGCAAAGGGTTCACCAGATTCCACAGCTGATTCTTCTCAGCATAGTAGTCTGACTGGAAAGATAATAAGATTCCCTCTGCAGGATGACGACCGTCTATCCTTTTTGTAATAAATGATGCTTCACCTTTTTCCACACCAGAATAATCTGCCTTGTCCAAACTCAGTGCATTCTCAAACGGTCTCAGAAATGGAATCTGATTCGGTGTCTTCTTCAGAAGTTCCTGAATATCCTGGCGCACATATTTCTGAGTTGTCTCCAAGGTGATCAACGGCTTCCCAATACCCTCTCTCGTTAGGGGCTGAATTGATATTATATTCCCTTGAGAATCGGTAGAAGTCAGATCTGCCCTAGACCAGGGGGTCGGTTTGATATCACCCGCTGAGCTTTCCACTAAATCTTCCAGCCTTCTGATCTTGGCCCTGATCCTGTATTTCTGACCCGGAAGTGCAATAAAAGGTAGACCGCCGTCATCAGGATGACTGCAACCTATGAGAGGTAGTCTGAGTTTGAGCTTTCCAGGTGTAGCATTTCTCTGAATATCGAGTGCTGAACCTGTGTGAGATCCGAATTCTTTCAGAGCCAAGGTCTCCTGGTTCAAGGTCCCCTGTAAATGAGTCCACATGTACAAGAAATCGCCAGAAAACTCCTGTAGCAAAACCTGATCCTGGAAAAACTGGATCTGTTCAAAGAGAAAGGCGCCTATTCCCATGGTATAACCGTATCTAGTTCCTGAGGCATCCGCTATAACCGTTTTTCTATTAAGAGGTGCAACAGCAATAGGAAGCCAAGTCGGCAGCTCAATAGTAAAGGAGGCTGCAACCAAGATATCACCAAAGGAGTCCATCTCCCATTCTACCGTGCGACCGAAATCAACCATATTAAGAGGTTGAGTCTGTCTAGTTTCTTCTAAGCATGCTGGCCACGTATCCATGTTGTAGGAAAAGGGAACCACCGCATCTGGCGTAGAGCTCATGAAATACTTGTCTTTTTCACCTCGGGCGACTAATTCAAATAATCCTCCCTCGGAAGACGTATTAGGTCTATCCATCTATCTAGTCTTCAACTGAATATTTAGATCAAAGAAATGTCTTGACCCATTTTAGAAAGAATGGTAAACTATACAAGAAAAAAGCATGCAGTCCACAAGGACAAAAAAGCCAATATAAGCCTACACAATTGGTGGAATGAATCAAATACTAAGACTAAAAAGAGAACAAATCTTTTTTTTGAAACAATCTTGAAGGATCAAAGAGCCAAGTACAAGGAAATACATATACACTCTATATTTGGTGATACATGGCCTCAACTAAAGGATAAGGAGGATGGCATCCTCTATGTGCAATATTCAGGAGAACCAACTATAAAAAACAATAAGATCTTTGATCTGAATATTGGTCCTCATTCTGAAGGTGGCAAATTCTTGCCCATCCCACATATCTTTAATCAGATATTCATCAATAAGATCCCTATAGAAAGTCTGACTAAGCCGCGCAGACTAGTAAAGGATAAATTATCTGAGAAATTCTGCCTATTTTCTGTGAGCAATCCTATGAATAAGGACCGGATCAACTTCTTCAAAGAACTATCCAAGTACAAGAAGGTTGATTCATGCGGTAAGGTACTGAATAATCTCGGGCATAGATGCCCCGGATTCCATGACAATAAAGACTATCACAATTTCATAAATCAGTATAAGTTCATGATCTGTTTTGAAAGCACGTCAGTGACCAATTACATAACCGAGAAACTACTAAACGCCTACACCTGTGGCACAATACCTATTTATTGGGGGTGCCCTAACCTTGGAGACTATGTCAATCTAGACTCTATTTTATATCTCAAGACAAACTATTCTAAGGCGGATGTAAATGAGCTTATTTCAAAGATCAAGATGCTAGATAATGACGATGAGCTCTACAAGGCCAAGTACGAAAGTGTCTTTTTCAATGATGGAAAAGTTCCAGATAATTTTCAGATACCCATCATAAGAAAAAAGATTAATGCAATTCTTGATAAGGAGTAGTCAGAGATAGTCATAAAAATGAACTAAAGTTTATTATTGTATTTTATACAATAATGCGCCTTATTATCGTTGAATCACCTGCTAAATGTTCCAAGATCCAGGGGTTCTTAGGACCAGGTAACAAGGTTGTGGCATCCATGGGTCATATCAGAGCCTTAGCACATGACTTAGACGCAATCGGCATCAACAAGAACTTTGAGCCGACCTACGAATTTATGAAGGAGAAATCCAAGGCTATCGCCGTGTTAAAGGATGCGGCGAAGGGTGCGACGAGTGTAGTACTGTGCTCAGACGATGATCGTGAAGGCGAGGCTATCGCCTATAGTCTTGCTTTACTCCTGAAACTCAATCCGCTCACAAATCCCCGCGCAGCCTTTCGGGAGATTACAAAGAATGCAGTCTTGGATGCCTTAGCTAAACCTAGGACTATAGACATGAACAAGGTCAATTCTCAGCAGGCGAGAGCAATGCTAGATATGATGGTGGGCTTCACTATTTCACCTCTGCTATGGAAACACATCGGCGGCATGGCAGCCCTATCTGCGGGGAGATGCCAAACACCGGCTCTGCGCATGGTCTATGACGTAGAAACAGTTATTGACGCATTCAAGAGTGAGTCATCTTGGGCCTTGACAGGGACTTTTGTAAGCGCAGCTACTAGCGCAGCTACTAGCGCAGCTACTGCTAAATGGCCCGCCGCCATGATTGACTCACTGAGTGATGAGGAATCTGCCCTCAACTATCTGGAAAATCACCACGCAGAGCCTGGGGCCGTTGTAAAGTCAAATACAGTGAAACCATGGACAGAATCACCTCCGCAGCCTCTCATGACGAGTACCTTACAGCAACAGGCCAGTAATCTGTATCACTGCTCAACAAAGAGGACAATGCAGATTGCCCAGAAACTCTATGAGGCTGGTCACATCACCTACATGCGAACTGACCAGACGACCATGAGTAAGGAGGCAGTAGAGGATGCTAGAAAGGTGGTGGAATCGAAGTGGGGGAAGACCTACCTTGGGGCTGTGGCTAATGCTACAGACGTAGCTAAGGGAAAGAAGAAGGCAGAGGTACAAGCACAAGAAGCACATGAGGCTATCAGACCCACCCACTTTGAACACAGTAAGCTCCCCGACGGTGAGGATTGGGGTATTCAAGACCACAAGATCTACCGGCTAATCTGGCTAAGGGCCATTCAGTCCACCATGGCTCCGGCAAAGGGTGATACCTGCGAGGTGATTCTAGAGTTGGATGGAGATGAAGAACTCCCCTGGCATGCAAAGTGGCGGAGAACTAACTTCCCCGGGTGGAAGGCCGCCGATGAGAAGGAGACGGATACAAAGAAGGCTGAGAATGGCGATGAGGAGGATATTGACAAAACGACCGAACTCAGCGGCGAAGCGGCCTGGAAGATGTCTGAAAGTCTGAAGGCGGGCACCAGAGTTAAATGGACTTCTTTAACGGCAACTCCCAAAGAGTCAAAACCCAGAGGTCGGTACACGGAGGCCACCCTTGTCCGAGATCTGGAGAAGAAGGGGATCGGTCGCCCTTCAACCTTTGCCTCTCTCATTTCCACAATTGTTGAGAAGACCTACGTGGAAATCCAAGACATTCCAGCCCAGACTCAAAAGTCTAAGACCTTTAGTCTGTCCACACTTTCTCAGTGGCCTCCGAAGGAAGAAGAGTTTCTCTTGAAGAAGGGCGGTGAGAAGGCAAGAATGGTTCCAACACCTCTTGGCAAAACTGTTTTGGAATTCACACTGAAACACTTCCCAGATCTCTTTGCCTACGATTTCACCGCTGGGATGGAGAGGCGTTTGGATAAGGTGGCGGAAGGGAGTGAACAATGGAAGACAGTTTTGCAGGATACTTGGAATTCTTACAAGGATAGGATCTCTGAGTTGAAGACCTCTACAGCCGGAAGTGGAGGGGCGGGAAACAGTAAACGTAGAGAGTTTTCAGATGGTCTAATTGCAGTTCTAACGGCCAAGGGACCACTTCTGCTCAAGGAAGGAGCAACGAAGGAGGATACCGTCTTTTATGGCTGGCCTTCAACTGTTCCTAAGAAAGGTCTTCAAGAAATCACAGAGGAGGAGGCGAAGGCCTTTGTGACATCCGTTACGTCACAGAAGCAAGGAGATTCGATTGGCGAATGGAATGGTCATCAGATTTACAAGAAGAAGGGGCCCTATGGCTTCTATGCTGAGTGGAATGGGACGCGAGTGAATCTCGCTGAAGCGGATGATGTAAATGCAATAATCGCTAAGATTCAGGCGAAGCAGGAGAACCCAACTAGGACAGTAGGCCCCTTTCAGATCAAGACCGGTCCTTATGGACCATATCTCATGAAGGTTGGCGCGAATGCTAACAGTCCTGCAAAAGGTGGTACAAAGGCGAAGCCACAATATGTTAGTATTCCTAAGGATACTAACATAGAGGAGTTAACAGCTCAGCAAGCAGGCGAGATCTTTGAAGCTGGTCTCAAAGCCAAAGCAGCGGCAGCTAGTTCAGGAGGTAAGAAGAGATTTTACAAGAAGTAATTTATGCCTTCTGCCACAGACGATCATTAGGGCGATCCGGAGTATATCCAGCGGCTCCAGCAGCTTCAACCATCTTGTATAGAGTACCTTTGAATGAGATTACGTCTCCTACACGATAGATTTCTGATTTGTTATATACCGGTGCCCAGAATTTTTTACCAGGATGATCCGGAGGATTACCAGAAGCTCCAGCAGCTTCAATCATTCGGTATGTCATTCCCTTGTATCTGACTATTGCACCAACCTGATATGTAACATTGTTATCGTAGAGGGGTTTCCAGTATTCTTGATCTTGTTTATCAGGAATATATCCCGCAGATCCAGAACCCTCTACCATCTCATAAAGCTTTCCATTGAAGAAGACTACTGCCCCGGGAGTATATTTGACAGAATTATCGTACATTCTTATTGAGTTTGACACATCAGGACTGAATGCATCAATATTACGCACAAGGAGAAACCCAAGGCTGACAACAATAATTGCAGCTAAGAGAGGTACAATCATAGGGCTTGATAAATTAATCTTTTTTCCCATTTCCGTATTAACGCTATATTAATCCTATATTAATATTCATATGATAATTTAGAAATGTCTACATGGAAGTACATGGAGGCACATGATGAAACAATAGATCATAAAGTGAAAGGCTATAATGCGTGGCCGATGTTTAAAAATGAGGAAACTGGTATAACATCGTATCAGTACACGGGTGAATTACCTCCAGATGTATATCGCGAGTTCGATATAAATGGAGTACCTGTTTATAAGAATACATCAGACGAAACTGTACAATTAGCTGGTGAAAAATACAAGAAACCAGTAATATATAGAAGACTACCTCACCGATACCCAGATGGCTGGAGCGTTAAAAAAAGTGGATCTCAGGAAGGCTATACTACTTATTTCAAGATAGGAGAAGAACGGGGTCAATATGCTGCACCTGGTGTACTTCCTGAAGGACTGAAAATGAAATTTAAAAAGTCTGGAGAAATTTATTATCAAGGGCCTCCACCGAAGAATCAGATATATGACGATGCTGAGTTGAAGGGCCCTCCTGGATGGAGACACCCTATTTTTAGTTCTAGCGCGGAGGCTACTATAGCTACAGTAGCCTCTTTAGTTCCTGGAGGGCCGCTACCTTCATTAGCCGCGACAAGCCTTTTAGGGAGTGCTTTAGCATTACCTTCTGCTGATACTGCAAAACAATTAAGAAAACCGGCACTAGCTGCAACTGTTACAGAGCAACAACAGAAGACTGTACCTAGTCCGCCTTCCCTGCCAGGTGGGGGTAGATTAGCATTAGAAGAACAGTTAGTTAAAGCCAGAACTGATGCAGGGCTACCCCTACTTGAAACTATAAAAGACATTGATGATTGGATAGAATCACAGTGCGCCTGTAAGGGGGGTAATGCAAAAGTGATTACCGAGGATCAAGATCTAAGTGCGTATTTATTTGGACTAGATGAAGATTTTATAGATGATACTGGATCAGCTACCAATTTATTAAAGAATTATAATAGCGGGCAGCTAATAAAAGAAGAAGCTAAGGCGCCTGGATTCTTTGAGAGTCAAGAGTTTAATGATTACAAAACTAGAAGCGGCCTTAGAGAGTTTCAGTTAATTAGTAATACTGGAGGAGGGCAAAATGACTGTTTAATACTATCATTTTTAGGATGCATTTCTAAGAGCTTTAGAAATGCGGAACAAGATCTTAGACATAGAGTGGCATCAAATTTCAGAAGAATAATACTACCATCACTTCCATTATTTAAAACTAAATTCTACGATGAATATTCTGAAGCTACGAGACTAGAGAACTACGAAAATTATGTAAGGATCATGAAGGGTACAACGTATTTAGATGATATGATAATTGATTTTTTAGCAAGACAATACAAGGTGACTATATTATATTTTGAAGGAATAAAGGTTGGGCAAATGGGGCGTGAGATCCAAATAATGACACCTAGTGTAAATATGGCCGACCCTAAAGGAAATACCACCGCCATTATTATATATAATATCAATAATGGCCACTTTGAATCGGTTTATACTACTGAAAAAGGAGCGATGAAAATAGTATTTACCCGCGATGAAGTAATTGCGATTCAAAATAGAGCATTAGAAGGGTTTCCATTTGAAACTCAGGGGGTAGATCCCTCCTCTGTATCACCAAGAACACTTGCAGCAATTCAGGAATTAGATGCAGCTGGCTCCTCTTCAACTGTGCCAGCCGCAATAGCTGCAACCGGGGCAGGCTCTGAGCCAGTCACCATAATCATGCGACATGGAAGGAGAATAGATGATTTACAATCAAAACTAAGTGATTCTAAGTTTCCAATCTTTGAAGCATGGTATAAAGCTGAGAATGCGAAGGGTTCGCAAGCTAGATTGTATGATCCACCTCTAGTAGATTATGCCTGTGTAGAAGAGACTGCTAAGACGTTCAAGAATCACTTTACTAAAATTACAAGGATCGTATCTTCCCCCTTCCTTCGGTGTATACAGACTGCAGCTGGTATAGCTGCAAAATGCGGTCTATCTGAAATAGTGATAAACAATAATTTAGGTGAAAATTATTCAAGTGTAAATGATTATTTAAGAGCAACAAGAGCCACATTTTCATTATTAACGGATGATCAGCAGTTGTCAGCAGCGAGGGCCGCCTATCTTCGAAATGGTGGAATAGGAACACTAACAATCAAGAACAGTGAACTAGGTGATATAAAGTGGGATTCTGCTGCTACATCTATAGGAGAGGTATTTGGAAATGATACTGAAAAACGCATGGCGTCTGCAATTATGAAGGAAAAAGAAGAATTTAAAGATAAAGAGAATAGTTTATTACTCGTAACACACGGAGATTTTACTGGGGCTCTTGGAAATCATTCCAATTATTTATCAGCAAACTATTGTGGGTTTTATTACTATGACAATCAGAGAGTACTTAGAACTGGTACTAACATATATGGGAAAGATCGTAAAGGGTTTATAGAAATTGGAAAGGACGTTGGGGATGGGATACTTGAATATGAATTAGTTGGAAAACAGGCAGCAGAATCTGCAGCCGCCGCACGGTTAGTTAGAGAGCAACTTGCAAGGGCCGCAGGTGAAGCAAGAGAGGCATTACCAAAAATACAATGTCCAACTTGTACTGCAGAAAATGTATTGGGGGATACAAATTGCGTAGTATGTGGTGCGCCTCTTCCTACATCGGCTACTTCTGGAGCAGGTGGCTCTAGAAGACATACTGTGAAGCGTAAAAAGGCTAGGAAAACCCATAAATCTCGGAAGTCTCGGCATTATAAGCATCAGAATTCTTAGTCTTAGATGTTAGAGAATCCGAAGTGGAAATAGACACAACGACCTCATTGATCCACTGTATAATTGATTCAGCGTACTCATCAGGTAATCTCGTTATCCTACAATCTGGCCAGATGTAGACCCTGCTAATATGTTCCTTGTAATTCACATGATTAGGAGGGCGACGTGAGCTCACTCTCATGTCCCTGATCACAATCTTAGCGATAGCATCTCTAGTCAGACCCTCAGTTCGCACATTGTCGTCATCTTGAATAAAATAGACCCTACACGCGTTGACATTCAATCCATTATTAGCCTTAATGATGGATTGAAGGGATTGTTCATTTCGCATAAGCAGATCAGTGGTGAGAGTTACAGACATATCTACTTGTAGTAGCTATTAATCTTTATATCAGAATAGGGTGCAAAATAAGAGCCGTAGGTGGAAATACCGGGTTGGGAATTAAGATTCTTCATGAAGCCCTCCTTTCTCATCTGAGTCTCCAAGTCGCTCAGCTCAGCTCTGACCTCCTTGTCCTGCTGCGGGGTTAGCTTCTTAGTAGATAAGATAAACTTCAGCTCCATGATACTATCGCACAGCATCTTATCTATATATCGGACGGATTTCTTAGACCCCCTCTTTTTTTGACATGCTTCTTTTTGGCATACTTTTTCTAAAAAGTATAGTAAAAATTGATTATTCTACAGTAAAAAAGGTAGGTACCACCAAGATGCAAAAGAAGGTACTCAAGCTAAAGAAGACGGTGACTCTGTCACCTGTAGCTGTAGCTGTGCTTGAGCTTGTACAAGAGAAGCCTAAGAAGGTACTGAAGCTCAAGAAACCAGTAGCTGCGCCAGTAGCTCTGCAAGAAAAGCCCAAGAAGA